AGATCTTCCATAAATACATCTCTTTCTGCAGGCACTTTAATAGTTTTAAATTCTATTCCGGCATTTTGTACTTTAATATTATGTTGATTATTCCATACATTCTGGTTAAATTGAGAAAAGTAATCCCCTTCGCCTGTAATATCTACAATTTTAGCTTGTAATGGTAAATAATCTTTTTGTAATTTCTTTTTTAATCCGTATAATTTAATTAAAACCTCATCTGGAGAATAGTCAATAGTCTCTTTAACAGTTGGAATATCCCACTCATCCTGTAATCCAGTTGGAGTATTCAATCTATAAACTAAAGAGAATCTAGATGTCTTCTTTTGATTTGAATTAGGTAAATCATTTCCTTTATTTTTATCTGCTAAAAATCCAACGACATCTTGATTTGGAATTGCGACAGCCTTTAGCTTTCCGAAATTCTCAGATTGTTCATTGATGTTTAACCAATATTCCTTTAAAGTTATTTTATCATATCCGAAGAAATCAATTGCATTTAGTATTGCCTTATAAGTTCCTATAAATGGCTTGATTTGAGATGCTTGTAAAAGTAACTCTTTACGTTTTTGGTTTAATATTGTATAATCAGGAGATTGTTCTTGTATATTAGAATCTCTAAAGATATAATAGTCTAAATCGTCTAGATTCATACCCATATTCGTTAAAAGTACTCTTAATCTTTCATCTTCTCCTTCAACTTCACCATATACCTTAATAGAAGCAATTTCTCTTGTTTCAATACCATTAACAACCTCAATCACACTTAGTGTTCTAATATGAAAACCTTCAACATTTGAAGACAGTGCAACCTGGACAACAATAGGTTGTGCCAGTAAACTGTCAGCTGATACTTTCTTACCATTTGATATTGAACCACTCGTTGTCGATGGTAATAATTTATGTGTTTGTTCTTTATCTATTTGGATGTTTAATTCTCCGGCAACTGCCTTTGCACTGTATAAAAATATATCAGTACTTGTATTATAATCATCTTTGAATTTGAATTTAAAAGAAACATCCCCAGATGCTTCAGCAATTGGAGTAGTATTTAATTCCTCAAATAAAGGTCCTTCAACCTCTTCCAATATATGCAAAGTTAATGTCTCGTATAATCCAGTAGAAACAACCGGAAGATATGAAACACCCTGCCATAAATCTAGTTCAGAGTTATAGATTAAATTTAAGTCGTTAGACTCGTTGTCAAAAAATCTTAGATTGTTATATGCCATTATCTAAAGTTTTTATAGTCTTTTTTTGTTGTGTATGATTTATATCCCTTTAAAAATGTTACCGAATCAATAAGATCTGATATCACTTTCTGGATTAAAATTACGAAATCGTTCATTCTAGCATTTCTATAAACATAAGGAGACATTGAATTCTTTAAAACATTGTTCGTATAATCGTTACCTTTGTTCTTACGATCGTCCACTATTGTTTCTCGAACACTATATGTTCTCTTTTGTCTACTCTTAAATAAATTTTGTATTAATGATGCCATTATAACGCTTTTCTATTTTTAGCTTGTATTTTAGAAAAGATAGTATTTGGTACTGCAGGTTCATCAAAGTAAATTGAAAGAGCTCCTTGCTCTCCAAGCTTAGCATCGTCTAGAACTGAAACATTATCTCTATCTAGCCAACCTCCTCTGAATAATGCAATTTCTTCTCTACCTAATAATATATCTCCGAAAGAATCTAAATTAATAACTTCTTCTGGTAAAGCAGCTCCCGGTTCAAATTTCACCTTTTGCTGAGTAACTGTTCTTTTAAAGAAAACATATTTAGATTTACCGTTTCCAATATTTTCTAACACTGGAGTAGAAGGTGTAACCTTAACTTTCTCTAGAATGTAATATCCTAACCTACGTGCATCTTCCTCCATTTTAGATATAAATCTAACATTTACAGAATCAATCCCCTCGATGTTCTCTAATACCGCTATAATATCTGATTTAGGTAAACGATCTCTTCTAGTTATATTAATTAGATACTCTGAAATCTTAGCACGAACTTCAGAATAAAGGGTTGCTTTATTATATCCTTCGAAATATCTAAGTTTTACATCCATTCTAAAATATTGAACTATTGGATCTACTATTTTAACTTCAGTGGTAACCATTTGCTGGCCACTATTTTCTAATAAAGATAAGAATCCATTCTTTTCATCACTTGAGAAAAAGAATTCATCTAATCCTAAATTAAAATAATCTTTATTCTTTGTTAATTTCCTCGCGGTATCAGGTAACATGAATAAGTATATCACGTTATCATCATCTATAAATCCATCATCTGTTGTATTATATGCATCTAAATAAGAGAACATTCCATATCTTGAAAGAAAGTGTTCATATGAATTTGGATTCGCTAATACAAATGAATGAGATTGTAGAGGTGCTATTAATTTTGTTAATTTAACGTCTTCTGGGTTTGCTCCCATTTTAGGGGCAGATGTAAATGATGATTCTAATAACTCGTTTAAATCATATTCCTCTCCGATTGAATCGAAACCAGGAGTTATGAATTTAAACGTAAGATCTTTAGAACCCGTTAAATTACCATTAGATCCATCAGTTACTAAGTATTCTATATTGATAGAAGCTCCTGTTGATGGAATCATTCCAAAAGAACCATTACCAAAATAAATATCTAAACCTCCATTAATTCCAGTTTTAACTAAATATCCTTTAGTTCCAACCTTCATATCATATAATGAATCAAATTTAGTCCATAGTTCGCTATTAACACTAACTCTAGGCGAGTGATGATCTGTGTTACCCTTTACAACTATATTAAAAGACTGTAATTTTTCACCAAGAGAAGTAACTGTCTGTGATTCTATTTTACCTTGTGTTATTGGTATATAAATATACTCAGAATTACTTTTTTCAATTCTAAATTGATCATTGTTGGTTTTAAGAATATATTCTAACCCGTTAGAAGTACACTTAATTACTGAATTCTTAGATATATTAAGAGCATCTCCTGAAATATCAGCACTTGCTGACGTATTTAATCTTAGTTTTATTTCACCATATGCACTTGCTCCTCTAAAAGAATCATGACCGGCTAATCTAGCTAATCCATATATAGATTCTGGATTCTGTGCGGTTAATATGTTTTGTTCTACTGTTGAATCTTCTATATAGAAGAAAATCAGTTTAGTAATTTCAGATAATACATCTAGTATTTGCGAGAACGGCGAAGCAGTTGTAAATAACTCGTTGGTTCTACCATATATACGAGAAATATATGACCTCGTATCGGAGATCATTTCATTTGCTTTGATTCTAGTTGTATTTAAAAATTTAAATTCAGCCATTGTTTGTTTTTATAATTTTATATGTAAACTCCTAGTTGAAATCTAGAATCTACGGTAATATCTAAGAACATTACATGGTGCGTTGTATCTTCAACAACTTCAACAGTAACATTTACGTTATATTTTCTAGACAAAGGCACATATGCATTCAACTGTTCGTCTATTATTTTTTTTAATTGGTAATCATTATACCTTAATTCATATACATGATCTTCTAGGTTTGCTCCAAAATCAGGAGATCCTAATACTTCACCCTTTCTAGTAAAAAGCATGGTCTCGATCTGAGTCAATAGCATTCCTAGTTCAGCATCTTGTTGTATAGCATCTGGTTTATAGTTAGGTTCACCTATATCTTTAATGTAAAATTCCATATAATTATATATTCGTTTAAGAATGCATCATCCAATCGGTTCCTTCATCACTCTTTATTTCTTCAATAACTGCTTCTAATTCTCCCTCTCCCATTCCTTGAATAAGATCTGCGTTTACTGTAACATTTCCAGGTAATGTAAATCCGAAGATACCTAATTTCTGCCCTAATGATATTTTGATTTTAGCAGCACAATATCTAAAAAATGCTTCATCACTAAATAACGCACATTCAGGAATCGTTTCATAAACTTCTAATATAACATTCTTAACCGGAGTTCCTCCCGTGAATTTTAATTCATGTGTTAATTGACTATATTGAAAACTAATTGGGTTTTCTATAATCTGTCTCGCAAGATCATAGAAACTTTCATTAATAACATATGCTTGTAAGTTTTCTGCGCCTGCTGCTGTTGAAGCTCCTCCAGACATTCCCTGCATCATCATTCTTTCTGTTGAAAAATCTCCTTGAGAGAAATTAACGTCTGATGATCCTCCCCATCTTGATCCAGTTTCTGCACATCCATATACGGAATAGATTTCATTTCCTCCTGTGGTTACATCAGGTCCTGGCAGTGTGATAGATCTATTTGCTTTGAAATATTCAGAAGAAAATAAAGCGACTGGTAATACAACCAAGCTTTCTTTAACCGAATACTCGTAGTTTTTATAAAACCATTTCTTTGCTCTTTTAACGATGTTTTGAACTTCTTTTTTTGGTAAATTCATCGGAATCATACAAGACCCTGTAACATCCTCAGCTAATTCTGAAACGAATTCATTAAAACAGTCACTACCAAATTGTGGATTACTTAACCATTCTTCTTTGCCTACAAATATATTACTCATTTTTTATTATTATTTTTAAACTTCTTTATATAAGATCTTTTCAGTATCTTTAAATCTTGCTTGCTCTAAGTCATATCTTCCTTCTCTAAAGATTCCACCTATCATTGAACCTTTTAATATTCCATCACCATATATATAACCATCTTTTACTGTGACGCTTTGGTGAATATAGCTACTTTTGATTTTTGAAGAGTTAACTTCACAGTTATCATAAAAACTACAGTATTGTAAATCAGATCCCTCAATTTCACATCTAAATAAATCACAGTGGAGCAATTCCCCTCTAATGTGACAATTTATAAAATCATATCTTTCTAGTTCTACGCAATATCTTAGCTCCCCATCCTGTACCTGTACTTTACCTGTATCAGTATCATAATTTATATGTCCTTTGACTAAAGTTCCATGCGTGAATAGTTTCATTACTCTTTCCTTGATATTAACCCAATGTAAATCTAATATTTGAGGATTCTTTGTTAAGTCAACTGTGAATTGTACATCATTCCATTCCTTCTCTATAAATCTCCAATCTTTCCTAGAATCTATAATTCTCTGGTTCTCAGAAAGTATTCTCTTTAATTCTAAAGCATTAAGTGGCGTGAAATGTTTATCTCCAGTCGAATTCCAAAGTTGCATTAGGAATTGATCTAGCATGTGTAGTATTGTTGAAGTTTTCTTTTCCCAATCTTCTCCACCAATATATCTGAACTCTAAATAGTTCTTATGTCTTTTATCAAAATTGATTCCGTAGTATTTTGAATCAGGATATATGAAGTTCTGTGAGTGTATATGTTCTCCGTTAAAGAAACTCATGCCTGTTTTTGGTAAGACAAATTTGACAGATTTAGCATACGCTGAATCTTTTCTTTCTGGAAAGAATTTAAATACTTGATCTTCTTTAAAGTCAAGTATAAATTTAAGTACATTCATTTTAGAGATGCGGTACTTATCTTCTATTTTGTTTTTATCAAATGATAAGTTCAAGTGAATTGATGATCTATCGTTTGTGTAACCGTTTTCTTCGATCCATTTACAAACATTGATAATCATTAATCTTGCAGAATAATATTCTTGTGGCCCGGTAACAAGCTCCATTAGCTTTTCCCCACCACTCATATCTGGTTCTATTTTAAACTCGTCGGAAGTAACTTCAAAGTCACTGTGCGCTTTTTTCTCTACTCTAATCTTTTTGTTTAATAAAGTCGCAAGTTCTTTTGCTGTTTTATCAATTGGTAGATTTGAATAGAACTCGAATTCTACGCCGACAAGGCAATTTTTCAGTACTTCTGAGTCGTTAAATGTGTTCATTCTCGAATATATGTTAAACTTAAGTTAGTTTATATATTCAAGTTATATTATGATAATATTGAAACTATCTTTCTAATATAACAAAATCACCGAATGCATCATCGAATACTTTAATTAAGTTCTCGTAATCTCCACTTGTCATTTGCTCAAGTAATTCCTCATATGGTTTATCTAATTGCATACAGAACCTTTTAGCAAATCCAAGTAATGCAAACGCATTTCCATCAGGACCTGTTAAATCTATAACTATCGGAGTGTCTTGATGCTTGTGTATTTTCTTTCTAATCATTATCTCTGTTTATTGTTATTATGCCTTTTATAGCGGCTCCTGATACGTTTATTAAAACGACAACCCCTAAGAATCTCCAACCACTTGCAAAAATCCATTCTAATACTTCAATCATATTTTATGTGCTTTAAATATTTCACTATTATTTATAAAATCCAATACTTCTTTATCAGATATGTTACTTATCAATTTAATAATATCATCAATATCATCTCGACATACCCATCCAATAACATCATCTTCGTGATTATCTAATATTGAAGTGAGAAATTGTGAATGATCCTCATGGAATATCGCAATCTCGAAAGAAGAGAAATCTTTTTCTGAATCCATGTTCTCTCTAGGGGTACTGTATATTCCCTTACCACACGATACACTCAATATCAATCCATTATCGAAAGAGCGAGCAGCGTTAAATGTTCCCCATGCTGTTTTTTTAAAGTTTAATTTTTTAAATTCTGTTGACATATATTTTAGTTTATTAGTTATAAGTAAATATAACACTTTTATGTCATATAAAAAAACTTTAGAGCACTTATTTTCATAAAAACATCCTATTTATAATGAATATAAACAAGAAGAGCCCTAACATAATGAGAGGGCTCTTTTCTATAAAAATATGTATACTTATTAGATCTTTAAAAAGATCTTTCTAGTTTCAGCATCAATTCTAGTAACTTGTACTGTTATTTGATCTCCTGATTTAATATCTTCTAAATCAATATCGACAAGTTCAGAAATATGCAATAATCCAGCAACTCCCTTTTCAATATCTACAAAGATTCCGTAATCTTTTACAGCTTTTACAGTTCCAACAACCTCACTCGGGGTTTTGATTCTGTCAGTGATTCCGTCCCATAGATCAACTACTGGTTTTGCATCAACTTGTGTTAAGATAATTTTCTCATGAGAAACAACCTCTTTGATTTTGAAGTTTATTTCATCTCCCGGTTTAACTTCTCTTGCTTTATGCGCATTTAATATCTCTGGTGTTAGATCATTCACATGAATCATACCAGTTAAACACTCATTAAATTCTACAAAGATTCCGTATTTAGCAGAACCTGTTACGTTTCCAGTTATTTCCTGATTAGGATTTTCTTTTAATTCCTCAATTCTAGTAGGGATCATTGCTTTTAAGTATTCTCTATGAGATACTACAATAGTTCCTCTCTTTTCTGAGAAACTAACTGGAACAACATACATGTCAGTTCCTACAATAGATTCAAAATCTACTAATTTATTAATTCCAGCAAGAGAACCTGGCATAAAGCATTCTATTCCTTGAATACTAACAATGTAACCTCCGCCTGGGATCATTTGAGATACTGTTCCCATATAACCTGTGTTTGCTCCTTCGATAGATTCCATTATTTCAGCCGCTACTGCTGATTTAATCCCTGCACTAATAGATCCTAATACATATCCTTTAGTATCTCCCATCTGAAGAACTTGAATCTTTACTTCAGCATTTGCGACAAACTGATCTCTAACGCTAACATCTTCTTTCAAGACATTAACATATACGTTTTCACGATAACCAACATCAACAGAGACCCATTCCTGGTTTATACTATAAATAGTACCTGTATATATCTGCCCAACTTCGATTTGCATCTGAGGTTGTTTAGTGCTTTCATATCCATTTAACAAGTCTAAAAAGTCTTGAGCATATGGTTCATGCGAATAGACATTATGTCCTCCCATGTTTTTAAGCTTGGTATTAAATTTCTTTGATCTAGAAGGGCAACCTGCTTCATGCGCGTCCCAATCGAATAATTCCGGGGCAACATTCTGGTTTTCTAGATATGCAAGTTTATCTGCGGTTTTTTTAATTGTTTGAGTTTCAGGTTGATTGTCAACCATTCTTAATCTCTTTGTTTTAACGTCTTCTGACATTGTTTTTTATTTAAGTAGTTAGTAATTATTGTTTTATTATATATACGTGTTTTATCGGTATACTATGGGACTGTGTTCTTTATCGCTGCAAGAGTATTTACCATTTCGACAATAGCGTCCGGTAATTCAAACTTGATTTTAAGAGCTGACTTAAATAAATCAGCTAATATTTTACCTATGCTTTCTATTAAAGTTTTAAAATCAGATCTTGCCTTTAAAACCTTCAATGCCATTGTTGCAGGATTCGCAGGAGCCGGCGGGACTGTTATCATAGGTGGAACTACATTTTCAGCAATCATATTTGCGATGCTTTTTGGCATTTCCATTATCGATAAATGAGCCGCTTTTGCAGATGCCTTTATACTATCAATTTCCGCCTTTATTGCTGCCTTTGCATCAGCTGTATTCAAATATTCTTTCATTTGAACCTTCATAGCTGCTATATCTATTTTAGCTTGGTCAATATCATCTGCTGCTTCTTCTATAGCAGCTTCCATAGATTTAACTTGAATTTCTACAATATTATTAATAACAGGTATTATTCCTAATGAAACGGGACCTCCCTCTGATAATTTTTCTAAGGCTGCTTCAACTTCTACTAATGATGCCATAATTATTTATTTTTTTGTTGATAGTCTATATGTTTTCTCTTAAGACTTGAAACAATTGTTGGTGTTATTCCAATAGGTGCCCCAGTAGGTCCCTGTGGTGTCGGATGCATATGTGATTTGTAATCATCTAATAATTTGTTTAACCAAGTCTCCAAGGATAATCCCCTAACAACGGGCTCTGTTTCGTCTTCACTTCCCTCTCCGGTATTACTTAAGAATATATTCCCAGAATCTAAAAATATCTTCTCATCTGTAGATATCTTAATCATTCCCGCCTCATCAATTTGTATTAAAGGTCGTTCCTTTGCTCCGGTTCCTCTAGTAATTACTAAACCATCTTCGGGTGAGTGGTATATTCTAACGTTCCTGTCTGCATCATATACTAAACTAATAACATCATGGGGTAATTCTGAAGTATCTAATATATCTTCTTTTAATTCTTTGTTCTGATTAATTTGAAACCAATACTCTGGATGGTATATGTTACCGTTATCAAAACGAACAGCTACAATATCTCCAATCCTCGGAACGTTATGAGAACCTACAAAATCCCTATTCATAGCAGTTGCCCATGGTATAGATTCAGTTTCTAATAAATCAAACTTACCATACACCTTTACCCTACATCTACTTAAGTTTGCCGGATCTATGTTATCAACAACTTCCCCTAACCAGTGAGTTTCCCTGATATTGTCTTTTTCTAATTCTTTATCTGTTGCCATTAGTTGTGTATATTGCCAAGTGAATTTGATGCGGCTGAATTTAATGCCCCAGAAATAGTGGTACTATTACCTGTAAGTCCGTGTATATTGTCTGTTATTGCTGTTTGTATATTGCTAGCGTTTGCAGCAGGGTTAGCTACTGAATCTATGCCTTTTACAAAATCCTTATAAAGGTTGTTAACTGCGGCATTCGCTCTACCAACAGTAGCATCCTTAGCTTTTTGTTTCAACTCATTAACCTTATTAAGTGCTGTGTTTTTTAAATCTGTAATAGCTCGATCCGCAAAAGCTGCTCCTTTTTCAACTGCCTTATCCTTTAACCAATCACCTATTCCGTCAGTCTTTTTATTCTCTAGATCAGGTGCAGGGGCTAAATCGTTTTCATTATATTCCGATGTGATTATCCCATTCAATACCCTAGCTTCAATATCATGTAATCCTTCATATGAAATAGATATTTCACCAGCAGCAGGGTCAGTTGGCGACTTCTGTAAGTCTGCAAATATAGTTGTCCCTGAATCTAAATCAAATTCACAAAATTTAAGAGCAAACATAAAATAAGGCCTTCCCTCAGTACCAGATATTCCTGAATTACTATTCTCAATACCAATACTCGGTTTAAAGTTACTAGGAAATCCTTTTAAATCTAATCCACCTATTTTAGGAGATGTCATGTTTTTTATAGATCTAACTTCAGTAACATAAGTATACATTCTAAATTTACGTAAATTTGCAGGTAAAACGTAACTCCATCTGTTTTCATCAAACACGGCTTTACGATATAAGTGCATTAAACCAGAGACTGTCAAGTTTATAGATTCTAGTGTTGTTATAATTAATTTAGAATCTTCTCCCCCTCTATATCCATTAAGTGGATCATATTGTTGGATTTTTTCAAGTCCTGAAAGACTTTGCCAATACCATGGCATCTCATTATTAATAATCTTAAGTGCTTTTTTAAAGTTCTTAAGCGCTTCTAATTTTTCTTTATAGTATTCATCATCTTCCGCTAATTTCGCTAGAAAATCCTCAGCGGGTTTAGCTAGAAAAGGTGAGTTTGCACTATCTGAAAAATCAAATAGCAACAGAAATGATAAGTAAGTAGGATCTTGATACTGAGTGTATTTCCCTCTACTGCTACTTTTCTGAAAATCTTTTATTTTTTTGAAATCTGACATATAGTATTTATCCTTCTAAATTATTTAACCTACTCGGCCACTCTCTTCTTAATAGAGTCATTTGTTGTTTTATAAATCCATCTGATTGCTTGTATGTGTATCTAATAGATCCTACGATATAAAATCCACTTAGGAATTCATCAACTGATGATTTATCAGATAATTCATTATTGAAATCGGATTTATTCTTAGCTTCAAACCCTAATTTTTCTTTTCTAGTTTTGATTTCAGTATCTATCCCGATATGGTTCATTGTTGTATTATATATTGCAATAGGAATCTTTTGATATCTGTATATTGCAGGATTCCATGTTGAAAGTTCTACTTCTAAATACATCTTATCTAGCTCTTGCAAATTCTGTTTATTATGAATTTCTGCAAAGTTGTAATTTACATGAGTATTTAGTGTATCTGTGTCACTATGTCTACGTCCAACATATTTATACTTTATTTCTTGTTTGTATCTCTCCTCTCCCCTACGGCCCTTGAGAGGCTCAAATAGCTCACCAAGTGTAGTAGATGTTAATGGCTCAACATCAAAGCTAACTAATCCCTCTTCCGATTCATTTTCAAAAAACTGAAGAACTCGTTTATACCCGTGACTCTTTACATTTTCCCCGGTATTATTCTTTAAAGCGTATTTAGTTATAAATAAATTTGTTCCTTTTAATTTTTCATGTGATGTCAATATAAGGGACGACTTCATATTATTAGTACCTTCGCTTGCGTCAGGGTGTAATACATCATTGAAATCAACATCCATTGACGCCAGCATTTCTTCAAAACCCTCGTCAGCGTTCAGTAGTACATTTAAATCTATATAATTAATATAATAATAAGGATCTATACAATACGTTTGAAATGCATCATCACTAACGTATGAGTGCTTTACTAAATTATCAATAGTATCTACAATAGGCTCATACGTTGTAATAACATTCATCGAATCGTCTGTTATATCGACATTGCTTGCTAGTCCTATTTTTAAATCTGTTGCTATTTGCTCTAAGTGTTCTAGTGTTGTTCCGACACCGTATGATTTGCATTGCTCGGCGTATAATCCCGGTATTTTCATTGTTCCGCTAAATGAATATTTTCCACCACCATTTCCGATTGAAACATTATCCCTAGGGGGTGAATCTATTGATGTTATATCAAAATCAATTCTAATATCCTTATAAGTATCTTTTGCTCTCGCAGCTAATCTAACACTAATAACATCACCGTCTCTTGGAAAAGAATCCCCAGTGAACTGTGACCGACTATCCAATATTGTTAGTTCTATTGAAGGGACAACGCCTTCTAGCGCTATTTCAAATGATTTAATATCATCTTTTTTGAATCTATACTTATTTATAGTTATAAGAGGGTGCTCCACTCCCATATCCTTTGATGTATTACTATCCCCTGGATTTTCACCTTCCTTTTCCCCGTATGACTTGAATTTTAATTTATCAAGCTCTATTGTAGGTTCTATTCTCGTTAATATTTTACTTCCTAATCCCATATTAAATTGTAATAACGTCTCCGTCGATATTCATATTACTATCACCATCCTTTAAAATATTAGGCGGTAATATTTGAGTAGATCCATTTGCTTTAAGAGACGCTTTCTTTTTTAAATAAGCTACTCTATTCGCATCCTTAACCGTTAATCTCTTAGTGTCCATGAATTGATCTTTCACACTAGTGTCCGATCCTTCAGTTTTTATAGATTTCCAAGATAACAATGAAGCCTTATGGTCTGGTATGTTTAATATATCTCCATCTGTTATTGAAAAAGGATTCGATATATTATTAAATTTTAAAATTAATTCTGAGAAATTAGGGTTGTTATAATATAAAGATGATATTAAATCAATTCTACACGTTTCATCAGAACTAACAATATGCGTCGCTATTGTTTGTATTGTTTCTGGAAAAAGAATAACGGGTTCGGTTAATATTAATTTACCTGAATCTTCGCTTATCCTCTTATTATTTATAAATTTATATTGCATATTATCCGTTCACAATTTTTTTCATTTCTCCGTCAACTATAGTTGTCTGTGCCTTACCATATGGACTAACATTAGTAGTTGCATTTACATCAAGTACGTCTTTTGGTTGTATGTAAAATCTACCTCTACCTGAGTTAAACATACTTTCTATTTCAGCTTTATCCCTAGGCCTTGCCGGTTTTAATGATATTTCAACAACTAACCTTTCTGGAAAATCTTGAACTCCCATTGGTCCTTCAAAACTAATACTAGTGTCAGTACATGCTAAATTACCAATAACCGCGATTGGATTTAATGGATTACCAATAGTAACATGCCATTGTCCAGTAGGATCCCCTGTTAATAAAGCATTAATAGATTGACCACCTTG